GAGGAAGGCGAGACCGTGGACGATGTCCTGGCGGAGCTGAACGGCAACGGCCAGGCGGGGGGGGATGATTGATCGAGGCCGAGCAGCGACCACGCATCATCGCGCCGGGCATCCAGCGCGTGATTCGTTCCAGGCACCCCGAGCTCCTGGTCGAGGGACCGGCGGGCACCGGGAAGACCTATGGCCTGCTCGAGGCCGCGGCGCTCGAGGGGATGATCTACCCTGGGATCCGCACCCTGTTCATCCGGGCCACCCGGAAGAGCATGAACGAGTCCGTTCTCCAGCTCTGGGAGGAGGAGATCCTCGGCCTGGACCATCCGGCCGTGGCCGGCGGAGCGCAGCGCGGCCAGCGCTCTCAGTACGTCTTCCCCAGGCGGAGGACCGTGGTGGATGGGAAGGTCTACGAGGGCCAGAGTTGGTACGCCCTGGTGGGGATGGACTCCCCAGAGCGGATCATGTCCTCGCAGTACGACCGGGCCTACTACTTCGAGGCCACCGAGGGGACGCTCCACCAATGGGAGCTGGTCAAGACGCGGATGCGACGCTTCCACACGCCCTACGGGCAGATGGTGGCCGACTGCAACCCATCGAACGAGTTCCATTGGCTGAACCAGCGAGCCGAGGACGCCTACAAGATCCCGGCGGACCTGATCGGGAAGGTGCCCTTCCCAGCCGAGGGCATGAAGGTCATGGAGCGGGTACTCACCTCGCTCTCCGACAACCCCAAATACTACAACCCCTTCAAGCGGGAATGGACTTGGGAGGGCCTCCAGTACCGGATGGACCTCGAGCAGTTGACCGGGGTGAACTACCAGCGCCTGGTCTCCGGCCTCTGGGTCTCCGCCGAGGGGCAAATCTGGGAGAACTACCGCCGCCAGAAGCACGTGGTCCAGGGGCACCTCCATCTCCAGGACGGCGTCTGGCGCCTCAAGCCGGTGTCGGGCGAGACCAGCTCGGGCTACCTCCTGCGCGAGGACTTCAAGGAGCGCCCGGTGGCGTGGTTCGGGATCAGCGTGGACTGGGGCTGGCACCCGGACCCCGGCGTCATGCAGCTCTGGGCCTTCGACAAGGCTGGCCGCGCCTTCCTCGTGAAGGAGCGCTACCAATGCAAGACTCAGCTGGACGAGTGGGCGAACCTGGCCGCGGAGTGGCAGGCCGAGTACGACGTTCGGACCATCGTATGCGACCCCTCCGACCCCGAGGCCATCGACAAGCTCAACGAGCGGATCGGGGAGAAGCGGGGCCGCGAGGGTGTGGCCTACGCCACCAAGGCCAACAACGGGATCCGCGCCGGCCTGGACCAGGTTCGGTGGGGCTTCGACAACGACGAGACCGGGGAGCCGCGCATCCGCATCCTGGCCAACTCGCCCGAGGTCACGTGCACCATCCGCAAGCAGGCCAAGCGCCCCACCTCCTGGGTCCAGGAGCTCGGCAGCTACGTCTACAAGGCCCAGGTGGACGGCAAGCCCAACAAGGAGATCCCGGACCCGCTCTGCGAGGACCACGCGTGCGACGCCGCCCGCTACATGCTCATGGACGCATGGGACAGCCCCCAGGAGCCGATCATCGTCCAGAAGACCCTCAAGCCCGGGCAGCTCGGGCACAAGTTCGACCACGACCGCGTTTTCAAAGAGGCCGTCGAGGCCGCATTCCCCGAGGACAGCCATGACCTTTACGACTAGCACCGCGAGCCTTTGGGCCGCCATCGAGTCCGACCTGGAGAAGCAGGAGGACGAGCTCGCCACCTACGAGCGCCTGATCGAGGCCTACCTGGGCCAGGACATGGCGCCGACCAACCACACCTATGAGTTCTCCACCCTGACGGCGCCCCAGATCGCCTTCCAGAACGCCAAGGTGAACGTCAAGAGCCGCGTGCCCGGCCTCTGGTCCCAGTACCAGGTCGGGATCCGCTACTCCCTCGAGGTCGTGCAGCAGGACCAAGAGACCTCCTCCGTGCTCGAACAGGTCTGCATCGAGTCCTTCTTCTGGCGCGGGGTCACGATGGTCAGCGTGGAGCTCGACCACGCGCGCACCTTCTCGGATGACTCCTACTGCGTGGGCTTCACCCACAACGAGGACGGATCCATGCGGCCGGGCGAGGTGAGCTTGGACGAGGGCGAGGCCCTCACCACGTCGAGGCCTGGGAAGCGCGCCCGCGTCCCCGTCATCTCCCGCATCGACCCCAAGGACTTCGTCCAGGACGGATCCGGCAAGGGTGAGAAGACCCTCCGCCGCATGGGGCACCGCTACTACAAGGGCCGCCAGGAGCTGCTCGCTCTGGCCAGGATGGAGAAGGGCTGGAACAAGGAGAGCATCGACCGCGGCGCCACGGCTGTCTATGAGGCCGCCACCGGCGAGAGCTTCAACGAGGACACCAACGACACCATGCTCGAGGTCTGGTGCGTCTGGGTTCCCCACTACTACCCCAACACCCCCGAGGGCAAGAAGGCCAAGGGTGACCGCCGCTACCACGGGTCCATCTTCACCATCATGGGCGGCGAGGACGGCGGCCTCGAGCTCCGGGAGCCGCGGCCCTTCTTCGGGCCCAAGACCGGCCCCTACCAGGTCTACGGCGGTGTGCCGATCCCCTCGAGCTCGAAGCGCCTGGCGCCCCTCATGGCTTCGGACAACCAGCGCCGCGCGCGCGTCACCGCCGGCAAGGCCCTGGTCCGCGCGATCCGCAACTACAAGAGTGCGATCCTGGCCCAGAACAACACCGTGGCCGCGAGGATCCGGGCCATCGGCAGCGGGAGCGTGGGCAGCCTGGGCATCAGTTCCAAGATGCCGGTCCAGCATGCCGTGAGCGAGTTCAACTGGGGCGGACCCACCGCCCAACTCATCACCGCGGTCGAGTTCTTCACCTCGAACGAGGAGGAGACCTCGGGCACCAGCCAGAACAAGAAGGGCCTGCTCACCGGCGGGACCGCGACGGAGTCGGCCATCGCGTCCGAGGCCGGCGCCCTCCGCCTGGCCATGCACAAGGGCAACTTCCAGGGCAACACGGGGAAGATGCTCTCGGCCGTGGCCTGGTACATCTGGCACGACCCCAAGATCATGGTCCCCCTGCCGCCCGAGGCCGCCGAGGAGCTCGGCATCGACCCGGCCGTGCTCCCCGAGGGCACCGGGCTCATGTACCAGGGCGGGAGCGGAGAGAAGCTCGAGAAGAAGGGCACGGTCTTCGAGGACCTGGCCATCGAGATCGAGCCCTACAGCATGGAGCGGACCTCCGAAGGCCTGCAGATGAAGCGCGTGCAGGAGAGCATCGAGCTCGGCCTCACCATCGCCAAGGCCGCGGTCGAGGCCCCAGGGGCCATCAACGACGTGCCCGGGCTCATCGACCACGCCGCCGGCCAGCTCAACCTCCCCGGCCTGGGCAAGTTCTTCGGGACGCCTGATCCTGCGGATGATGAGCCGTCCAAGCCGAGTGCGCCGACCGGTGCCGCCCCGGCCATCGCACCGGTGAGCGGGACGCCCATGCCGGGGACCGCGGCCGGCGCCGAGGCCGCCAAGCAGCTGGGGGTCGCCTGATGCCCAGCTACAGCGCCATCGACCTCGAGAGCGGCCAGCACACCCTCGTCGTCCTCCCGATGTCCCAGGCCCCGGAGATCGGCACGGTCTTCCAGTACGAGGGCCGGGACTACAGGCGCCTCCCGGACATCCCGGGGGTGCCGATCATCGAGAGCGTGGCCCACGTCGCGCACAGCCTCCCCACGGGCTTCGATGAGCACAACCAACCCCTCACCAAGGGGGCTGGTGCCTACCTCCAGGACGGAACCCCCGTCATCACCTCGCAGCGCGACATCGACGAGATTCAGCGCCAGAACCCCGGATGGAAGCACGGGGCCAACAAGCACCGCCTCAACCTCGACAAATGAACGAATCTAAGAACGACATCCTCGAGCCCGACTACGACGACAGCCTTGGGGACGCCGCGGACGCGGTTCTCATGGAGGCCCTGGACGGCTTGATCGACGACGAGCCACCCGCAAGCGGCCCTGCGCCAGACCCGAACGAGGACCCCTACGGGACTCTGGGAGCGGCTGGCGATGGGAAACCCCTTGACCAGGGCCGGGAGCCGTCCCAGGATGCTGATGAGCAACCCGGTGATCCTGCCGCCGACGAGGCCTACAGCAAGGCGCTCCAGGCGGTCCAGCGCACCACCGGCCTCGACCCCGCCGCCCTGGAGGGGAGCCTTTCCAGGGAAGCGATCTTCGAGGCTGGGCGGCATGCTCAAAAGGTCTTTGCCGACCAGCAGCGGGATTACGAGCGGCTCCGAGCCGGTTCTGGCGAGGCCGGGACCACCGAAGGCACGGGTGACACGGCCGCGGCCCCCACGGCGGACGATCCGGGTAGAACCCAGGAAGACTCGACCGAGGGACAGCCCGCGGCCCTGCCCGAGCTCGACGAGGTCCTGCAACCCTTGGCCGAGATCGACGCGGAGGCGTCGGAAGTCCTCAAGTCGGCCCTGCAACCGCTCTACGACTCCCTTCCCAAGCTCCAGGCCGCTGAACTGCGGTCCCAGCAGGCGGAAGCGCGGGTCGTGACGATGGAGGTGGCGAACGTGAGGCGAGAGCTGCAGAAGGCCGACCTTCCGCAGCTCGCACAACCCGATGTCTGGAACGAGGTCGATGCGCGCGCGCAGCAACTGATCGCCAGCGGAGCCGCCAAGTACCGCGAACCCTCAACGGTCGCGGGGCGGATCGAGCTGGCCCTCCGGGATGCTGCCGCACAGGTCGCTCCGAGTTCCGATCCCTTGGCCGGCGGCACCACCGCATCAACGCCAGGCGGGAGTGACCAGGGCACCGAAGAGAGCCTCGACGAGCTCGACACGATGATCATGGGCCTCCTCGACTGACGAGAGCGGACGGCGCGGTTGGCCACGATCCCAAACCGAGAACCCTCACCTGAATCATGGCTGATCCCATCACCGCATTTGCGACGCTGATGGAGTCCCAGGGCCCTACCTTCATGGGTAAGCCCAAGGACATCGTCAACACGCTGACCAAGCGAAACTACACCAGCGCCTTCCTCATCGGCGGCCGCAAGGAACGGGAGGTCTTCAAGGCCGGCCCGGTCCTCAAGGACCGCATCCTCCTCACCGCAACCGACCGGGGCGAGTGGTACCTCCCCGCGGGCTACGAGAAGGACTACCAGAACCCGCAGACGGGTACCGAGATGACCGCCAACTGGCGGTTCTACATGTTCGATGTCGCCTGGACCGACCAGGAGATCATGATGGACGTGCCGACCGGAGTGGGCAAGCGCTACGCCGCCCACCAGCTGAAGGAGCTCATGTTCCAGAAGCGCCAGGTCGCCCACACCAACGCGGTCAACGCGATGGAGTACGCCAAGTGGGCTCCCCCGGTCTACGCGGACATGGAGGCCACCGGCACCGCCAAGCGCCCCCAGTCGATCTTGTCCTTCGTCAACGAGTACACGGACGCCACCTCGGGCATCCACGTCCCGCCGTCCGCCACCGGCGGCGCGAGCTGGGGCTCGACCGTTCAGACGATCCCGACCGCGACCGCGGCCACCAACACGGCCTGGGACAACCAGAGCCTCACCTACTCGAGCGTCGGCGGTGACACGGCCGACACCAAGTACGTGGCCGGTGGCGACCTGGTCGGGAAGCTCAAGCGCATGCGCCGGAAGCTCTCCTACCAGAAGCTCCCCGGCAAGCCGCAGTACGGCGACATGGCCTCGGCTCCCCACATCATCGCTTCGTCCGAGTGGGGCTGCGAGGCCTTCTCGACCGGCCTGCGTGGTGGCAAGGACACCTGGGGCGCGGCCGAGATGGAGGACGGCACCCTGACCGTGGGTGGCGTCGAGATCGTCTACATCAGCGAGCTCGACACGACCCCGGCCTACATCGACACGACCAACAACACGTTGGTTGCCGAGGACAGCGCGGACGCCGACTTCACCGGCCCCCGCTTCTACTTCCTGACCAAGGATGCGCTCCGCCAGGTCTTCTTCAAGGAGCGCTACTTCCACAGCCACAAGCCCGGCCAGGACATCCGCCAGCCCACCAGCTGGATCCAGAACTTCGAGGTGTGGTGCCAGCTCTGGTGCCGTGATCGCCGGAAGCTCGGCGTCGTCCACCCGTCCGCCCAGATCAGCCAGTAGGAGGAACCCCACATGGCCAACGTGAAAACCATCGGCGTCGGAAACGGCGTCTCCATCTCTGACCAGACCGGCTACCTCGAGGCGCATGCCGCGCTCTCCGAGGGTGATTCCATCGTGGTCAGCTTCGCCGCCTTCGACTCGACGAGCGGCCTCCCGTACCTCACGAAAGCGCCGGCGACGGCGCAGCAGGAGTACGACGTGGTCGCTATCGCAGCCCAGGACCTGGCGGCCGGCGCCACCGGGAAGTTCTACTTCTCCGGCGTCGTGCTCTCGAACGTGGACTCCGGCGTGGCGGCCGGTGAGATCCTCGCCGTCACCAACGCCGCGTTCGACCTCCAGGACGCGACCGCGGTGACCAACACCAAGATCGTCGGGCGCGCGCTCGAGGCCTACTCGGCCTCGGCCTTGTCCAAGGTCTGGTTCGACGGCCTCAACGGTCTCGGCCACAACGAGACTTGATCCCCCCGCTCCCCCTGGGCCGCTTCATGTTGCCAGCCCGGGGGGGGCACCCCATCCAACTAGGAGGTCCGCATGCCCCTCACCGTCAAGAAGGCCTTGGACTACATGACCCACGCCCTCGGTGGCGAGCCCGATGACCGCCTAGACAAGGAGGATCTGCTCAACCAGGTGGGCAACCTCTTCTTCTCCTCGCACTCCTGGGGCTTCCTCGAGCGCCGCGTCCAGCGCCTGGCGGCTCGAGCGGCCGTTTCCGTCACGGGGGCGACCTACAGCCACTCGGCCAAGACCTTCACCAAGGTCGGCGGCTTCGCCTCCTACGAGCTCGTGGCCGGCGACTTCGTCACGGTCTCCGACAGCTCCGGCGTGAGCCTGGCCCAGCTCGACATCGCATCGAAGACGGACGACGTGCTCACCGTCCAGTCCGTGACCAACGCCCTGGCCGTGCAGGACACGAACGCCCTTGACCTGGCCATCGACACCTCGCGGCTTGAGCTGCCCAGCGACTGGGGTGGCACCCTCGAGCTCACGGCCTCCGAGCAGTTCTCGCGCGCCCTGGTCAAGACCACGCCCGACGAGCTCATCAACCTTCGGACCACGTCCCTGGGTTGGTCTGGCTTCGAGACCTGGGCCGCACTCTTCGGGGCGAAGCTGGGCGCCGAGCTGGCACCCGAGACCGTGCTCGAGATTTGGCCGGCGCCGAACGAGGACGACTGGGATGCGTTCTCGATCAACTACCGCGCGCGGTGGGTGGACGTGGACGGCCCCGACGCCCAGGTCCCGATCCCGGACTACGCCATCCCGGCCTTCCTGTCCATGCTCCGGGCCTACGCCCGCGGAATGGAGGAGGAAGAGGGTACCGGCATGGACGTGGACGACCGGATCGTCAAGGTCCTCAGCGGCCCCGTCTGGGCCCTCGCCATGCAGCACGACGAGCGCCGCGAGTGGAACTTCGGGGCCATGCAGAACACCGCCTGGGACCAGGCGGAAGGACACTCCATCAACCACAGCCAGGCCCTGATCTGGGCCTCTGACCCAGTAACCATCACATGATGTATCCCCAGATTGGCCGCTTCCATGGCGACTTCGGAGGCACCGGCGCCCAGTACCCGGAGACCGGCGACGGCGACGCGACCGGAGTGGTCGGTGACGCCCATTGGCGCACCCTGGCCACCGCCGGCGGCCTGCCCAACGGCCACGACGTGCTCATCGAGGCCATCGAGTGGCTTGCCGGCCCGACCGCCGCAGCCGCGGCCGAGACTGTCACCGTGACGGCCCTGACCGGCTCCATGGCCATGGACTTCAAGACGCCCTACATGCCCGGCGTGAGCACCACGACCGACCGCATGCAGGAGGTCGGCAAGGTCTTCCGTGGCGGCTTCAACACCCTGTCCAGCGGCGCGGTTGCAGCCTACCGGATCTACTACCGCATCATCCGCCTGGGTGGCAACGCCGGATGATCGTTGAGCCGGAGCTGGGCACTCACAAGATGCACGTGCCGTCGAGCGGGAGCGACGACGACAGCGTCGCCTTCGCTACCGGCACGCCCTACTTCCCCTACCAGCCTGACGGCCGGTGCGGGCAGGCGGCGGAGAACAGCGTGCTCTTCACTCGCTCGAGCGCCTTCCTCGTGGATGCGATCATCGTGTCCCCGGTGGCCTCCGGCCAGGTCATCCTCCGGGACGGCAACGCCCACGTCCAGCTCGACGTGACCCTGGCCGCCACCGGCGAGCGCGGGCCTATCGACCTCCTGCAGGGCGCCGGCCCCATGCTGATCAACGGCCTCCCCTCCCTCGAGGTCTCCTCCCTGTCGCTCAAGCCCACGATGCTCTTCCGCACCCTCCGATGAACTTCTCGCGCATCCCAGCACCGATCCGTGGCGTGGACGAGAACCGCGGCGAGGGGGACCAGCGCCCGGATACCGCCCACGACGCGAAGAACACCCGGTCCGTGGATCCCGCTACCGGCCGCGTCCGCATCTCGCAGCGCGAGGGAACCCAGAAGCTCATCACCGCGGCCCTCGGCGCAGAGGTGACCCACCTAACCTCGATCACCTTCGACCAGAAGGCGATCCAGTACGACGAGCTCTACGGCGAGCTGGACTCCGGCACGCCCAAGGTCTCGGAGGAGTGGGCCAAGGACACGGCCTCGGGGCAGGGCGCGACCGCCCAGGACGTGGACCAGCAGGACAACACCTACACCGTCGCCGGCAAGGTGATCGAGAAGCGCAACTCCTCCGGCGCGCTGCTTTGGTCCTTCCCCATCCCCCTGCCCTCGGACAGCATGGTTCTGGGGTCGGTCCGGGTCGATACCGGCGGGAACGTCTACACGGCGACAGCCTCCGGGAAGTTTCAATCGAAGAGCGCCATCTACCGCATTCGCCAGATCCCGGTGGCGAACAGCAAGGACACCGAGCCCGAGCTCCATTGGTCCCTCACGGTTGGCCGGTGGGTGCGCGAGCTCCGCCTCTACCAGCAGAGCCTCATCGCCCTCGAGCAGGACGACAAGACCTACTCGGCCCTGGCCGTCACCTACGCCAACCTCACGACCATCGCGCCGAAGCCCTCCTCGGTGATCAAGGCGCCCTATCCGGCCACGTGCATGGCGGTGAAGGAGGACGGCTCCATCGTCACCGGCCACCCGGAGTACGCGGACCGCGACAGCAACCCCCAGGCGACCGGGACCACGCTACCCCTACAGGACTGGACGCCCGAGGACCTCGAGGACTGGGAGAACCGCATCTGGTCCTGGTACATGCCGGAGGACGCCCTCGAAGCCAACGGCGCCGGCGAGCCCGTGTTCAGCTGGAGTGACCGGATGGGCCACGGCCGCGACTGGCGCCCCGCGGTCAACGACGACCTCCAAATCACCAAGAAGGCGGTGCACGGCCATGTCGAGATCCCCGAGGGATCGAAGCCCACGGTCCTCGAGAATCGCCTGGCGGGACGGCCTGGCGTCTTCTTCAACGGGAAGTCCGCCCTGATCAGCGAGTCGGGCGGGGGCAAGGACTCCACCTCGAGCGAGCAGCTCTCCGCGATCCCCAACTACGCCGACGGCGCCTACGCCATCTTCATCGTCTGCCGCCCCCAGGTCGGGGATGCGGGCGAGATCGGGGGCGCCGAGCAGCGTCGCCACCTGATCTTCCAGCGCCACAACCTGAACTACGACGCCAGCCACTCGGGCTACGGCGCCTACGCCTACCCCTATGCCTCGGAGTTCGTGTCCGGGCTCGCGCTCAACAGCGAGGTCCGGTCGGCCAGCAACCCCTACACCTTCAACCACTACGGGAACGACTCGGCCGATGAGAACTGGGAGGGCAACTTCGTGCCCGGCGCCGTCCGAGCGTACACCAGCTTCCTCCACCGCACGGGCACCACGGCCTACGCCAACAGCGACCTGAACCTGGGGAGCGGGACCTACGGCTTCCCCACCGAGGGGAGCTACCTGGGCTCCGGGAGCGGCACGGCCGAGAACGCCATCGTGATCTCGATGATCCACGACGGCGGCCTCTCGAGCTACTACGAGTCCGAGGGCACCCTGGTCCAGAGCACCGGCGTCTTCACCGGCGCGACCTTCGCCTTCCACCCCTACCGGCTGACCACCGGCGACACGGCGACCCTGACCGACTCCGCGGGCACGGTCACCGGACCCTTCGTAGTCACGGCCAAGGGCAACAGCACGGTCACCCTCACCACCGGATCCCTTCCGGCCGACGGCACCTACACGGTCAAGGTCACCCCCCAGGACCGCGACTGCATGACCCGGTCCCTCCTGAGGGTCAATGGCGTCCCCATCGACCGGTGGGAGAGTCACCCTATGCAGCTCTCCGGCTACGACAGCGTCGGCACGGCCCGGATCCTCGCGGACGTGGTCGATGCCAGCCCCACGATCCTGGGGCATGTCTTCCAGCCGGAGGCGGCCTCGAGCATGCGCCCCTTCCTGGGCGACGTGTACGAGATCATCGTCGTGAAGCGCCGGAAGGACGGCGCCGACCTCTCGGAGCCCACGATCCTCTCCCACCCCATGTACGGGGATGCGAGCGACTACCGCGGCGCCGGCGAGTACCCCGAGGGCACCTGGCCGCCGACCCCGTCCGGGGCCAGCGATGACCACGCCTATGGGACGACCAGCTTCGTGGGGACGGCCAGCGCCCTGAACACCACCGAGCTCGAGCGCTTCGAGGGCTACCTGGCCCACAGCTGGGGCATCGGCCTGGTGCTCCCGGACCACACGGCCAGCTTCCCTCACACGCACTCGCGCCCCTCCTTCGGCTCCCTGACCTTCGACCTGCCGATCAGTTCCGCCCTGCAGTCCGGTCCCGCGGCGGTGAAGAACCTGCGCGAGACCGACCCCCTCCTCGTCAAGCAGTCCCCGGCCGGCGAACTCATCTATGCCCTGGTCGGGCTGAACGTGGGTGGCGGCCCCTCCGTGGACATCAACGACGTGGCCTACGTGCCCGCGGCGAAGTGCACGGGCGGCATCGAGCTCGCCAGCGACGGCGGGATCTACGTGGCCGGCCCCGGCCTGGACGATGACGGGATCGTCTGCATGGCCAAGCTGACCGACGTGGACAGCATCCAGGGGGTCTCCGATCAGGAGCTGGAGATCAAGTTCTGGTGGGACTCGACCGACGTGAGCTTCCCCCACGCGGGCACCACGGGGGTCGAGCACGCCTGCAACTTCGCCTCCGACGAGCTTGTCCGCCTCTGGCGGGACAAGGAGGACAACCTGTGGGTGCCGATCCCACCGACCGCGACCAGCACCAACTACGATCTCTTCGATTGCGCGCGCGTGTTCGCTGCTGACGGCACCCACCTCCTTCGCCTCTCGACCGAGGACCACGGCGTGACCGCCTACCAGAACGGCTATTGCGTCACGGTCCCCCAGAACGAGCCGGAGTTCGACGCCGACGACTTCACGGCGAGCGGCTTCCCGCGGGCTGAGTTCGCCACGGTCGGCCTCGAGACCGACGACAACAGCACCACGGACCCCAGCGAGGCGCTCCGCAAGTTCCGCACGGCCCTGGCGACGGTCTTGACCAACACGCCGCGAGACTTCCGCTACCTGGCCATCGCCGGCGGCGCGCTCTCCAAGCGGAACGGCGCGAGCTGGGCCTCCGTTGCCGGCGTGAGCTTCTCCAACACGGCCACCTACCTGGCCAGCACCACGCACCAGCAGAAGCTCTACATCACCGACGGGAGCACCTACGGGGTCTACACCCCGAAGACCGACCTGCTCGAGGCCTGGGAAGCCACCGGGTCCGGCTCCATGCCCCAGAAGTGCCAGCTGATCACGACTTGGCTGGATCGCGTCGTCATGGCCCGCGGCTCCGGCGACCCGCACAACTGGCACATGAGCGCCGCCGGCGACCCCCTCGACTGGGACAACTTCCCGCCGGT